TGTCGACACTCTCCACGACTTGTCTAGGAGAGCGGTCGCATGGGGGGAAGGTCATAACATGCCAGATGAATATCTGTCGCAGGTTTTGATCGGCTCCGTCGTGGAGGCCGTTATCCTGACACGTCGCGAGATCGATTCGTATCATGCGATGCGAGGCACTGCGTTCGTTGAGAGCGCGGCCTTTAGGAACGATCTTGCCCGTGGAGAGGTGCGATACGCCGACAGAGCGGGTCTTGGTGCCTTGTTGACTGGCCGTCGTCACCCGCTGGCGTGCATCCGCGGGGTTATCGGGCGTCTTGTCACGGGACGTGGTAACCTGCAGAGCAATTGACGGTGCCGCGACGAGGAGTATGCTGTGTGCAGTGGCCGTTGTTACGACCACCGCGCACTCTGCAGGCCTAACCCGCCTGTGGAGTTTGGCGAGGGTTGCGCCATTCGGCACGTTCCTGAAGTTGCGGACTGTCAATGCCCGGAGGGCGGCTGTGGCGTGATTCGGCGGCTGTGGAGGCCCGATGCTAGGAGGTATCCTGGTTGTTGGCTCCCCACGTTGTACGGGGCATGTTCACACAATGAACTTAGGGCTCTCGTCTGCAGGTGTCTTGCTGCAAATGAGCCGTGGTGCGCAGTTACGCAACGGGGCATTGGCACGTTTGCCATAGGTATGGCAGTGCTAAAGGCCAAGCTGCGGGGGGTGTGTGATTACTTGAGACCGTTGACTGTCGAAGGCTTTGTCGACAGCTATAGCGGCTCGAAGAAAGCCATCTACCAGCGAGCTGGAGAAAGGATGTTGCGTGACGGTGTTCATCGCCGGCACTTTGACGTCAAGGCATTTGTTAAGAAGGAGAAGATCAAGTTCATTGGCAAGGACCCCAGACTGATCCAAGCTTGCGATCCGATCGGTAACATAGCCTTTGGTAGATATACCAAACCGGTCGAGAGAGTGATGTACGGATTAAAGTCTGGTAAGTCTTGGCACGTGACACCTACCCCGCTCGTTGCCAAAGGATTATCGCAGTCGGGCAGGGCAAAGGTTATCGCCACAAAGTGGGCGTCGTTTGACGATCCAGTGGTGATAATGTTGGACGCAAGCCGCTTCGACAAGCATATACGTGGATACCAGCTGCGTGCTATGCACGGTGTCTACCATATGCTTTTCGGACAGGGGGAAATACAGAAATTCTGTGATTTCCAATTAGCTTGCAAGGGCCGGACTACCAAGGGCATAAAGTATCGCCTTGGGCCGCAAAG